GCGGGATATTTGGATATGACACATCGGAAAGCCATTTCCAACGCGAAATGTTGGCTATTTTGAGCGGTTCATAATTTATTTACAATTAAAAATCAAACTTTTTCGCATTTACCCCTTGACAAGAGGTTTAAAAAATAATACAATAAATGCGAAAGGTTTTTGACCCGATTTTCGGGCAAATCCGATCGCATTTATTTTTTATTTGGGAGGCAAAGTATGAACAACTTTGAAAAAATCACGAAGACCCCGCAGGCGTTGGCAGAATTCCTTTGCGAACTTCCCGTGCTTGAAGGCCCGTGGGACGACGCTTTCCGCGCGAAGCATTGCAAGACTTGCGAAATTGAGGATTGCGCGCATTGCCCGCACGGGGACGAAAAGAAACGAATTGAAGAATACTTGGCAACGGAAGCCGAAAGGAACGAGCGATGAACGAATACAAATACTTAACCTTTGAGGATCGAAAGAAAATCGAAGAACTGTACGCCGCGGGAGAACGCCCCGTCGTCATTGCTTCCCGTTTGGGCGTGTGCTTCGCTACGATTTACAGAGAATTAAAGCGCGGATATACGGGAAGCAATGACGACAATATGCGCCCCGGTTACAGCGCAGAGATTGCCGAACTGTCCTTGCAAAATAGTTTTAGAAGCCGCGGGCGCAAAAAGCCCGCGGAAATCCCCGCCGACGCGCCGTGAAACACATCGTCCCGTGGAGCGGTGGAAAAGACAGCACGGCAACAATTATATTGGCACACGAACACGGGTTGCCTATTGACTTAATAATTATTAGCCTTGTTTGGTTCGATCGAAAACGCGGTATATACGGAGAACACCCCGAACATATAAAATGGATCTTCGAATATGCGATCCCGTTGTTTGAAAGTTGGGGTTATAAAGTCGAAATCGTTTCTTCCGAGCGCGATTATATGAGTTATTTTTATCACGAAGTGCAAAAAAGCAAACACAAAGATCGTATCGGAAAATATGCAGGGTGGCTTCTAACGGGGCATTGCAAAATGAACCGAGAAAAAACAGCACCGCTACAACGAAGATTGCGAGAATTGGGCGACGAATGCGTGCGTTATGTGGGAATTGCAAAGGACGAAGAAGCGCGTCTTGAAAGATTGAAAAAAACGAAGGGACAGGCCTCCCTTCTTGAAAAATTCGGCTACACGGAAGAAATGGCGCGTCGAAAGTGCGAAGAATACGGCTTGTTGTCGCCCATATATAACATCGCGCGCCGAAGTGGTTGTTGGTTCTGTCCGAACCAACGAATAAGCGAACTTGCACACACTAAAGAAAACCACCCCGAATTGTGGGAGGAATTGATCGTTTTTTCCGATGAACCGAATAAAACTTCGGATTTTTTTTCGCACAAAAAAACATTTACACAAATCGCAAACGAGGTCGAAAAATTTATCGAGTGGCAACGGCACGCCCCGATACAAATATCAATATTCGACACAACGGAACAGGAGGGGCGAAATGAACATCGCAATAATTGACGCTGATATTATCGGGAAGAATTCGCACCGCTTCCCGAACCTTGCTTGTATGAAATTGTCGTCGTTCTACAAGCGAGAGGGACACAGCGTTGCTTTGAAAACCGATTACGAAGAATTGGACGCATTCGACAAGGTGTTTATATCAAAAGTTTTTACCGATACCGAAATACCGGGCGAACTCGAAGACAAAACAGGCAAGACAGACGAAACGATCGCCGATTGGTATAGGGATAACGAATTTTTGAAGCGTCCGAACATCGAATACGGAGGAACGGGCTTTTTCTTCAAAAGCGCGCCCCCGCTTGCGTGCGAAATCGAACATAGTATGCCCGACTATCATTTATACGACGATTGGATCGCCGAAAAAATCGCAGAGGGCGCAAAACCCGCGCAATTCAAATATTACACAGATTATTCGATCGGATTTTTAACGCGCGGTTGCTTCCGAAAATGCCCGAACTGTGTAAACGAAAAATATTCCCGCGCATTCCCTGCAAGCCCGCTTGCGGAATTCTACGACCCGACGCGCAAGAAAATATGCCTTCTTGACGATAACTTCTTCGCGTGCAAGAATTGGCGGGAACTGATACAGCCGATAAAGGACAGCGGAAAACGCTTTCGTTTCAAACAAGGGCTTGATGAAAGGTTATTGACCCCCGACATCGTGCGAGAAATTGACGGTTGGAAATACGAAAAAGAATTCATTTTCGCATTTGACAACATAGCAGACAAGCCGTTGATCGTCGAAAAGTTGAAAATGCTTTATCGAACAATACCCGATTTTCGACGCGAAATGAAGTTTTATGTATTTTGCGGCTACGATCGCGCAGGAAAATACGACGCGGTTTTTTGGAAGCAAGACATCGAAGACACATTCGAACGGGCGTTGATCTTGGCGCGGTTGGGCGTTCTTCCTTACATAATGAGATATGAACGAATATACAAAAGTGAACTTGCCCGCTTTTATGCGGTCATTGCTTCTTGGTGCTGTCAACCCGCATTCTTCAAAAAACTTTCGTTTCGAACATTTGCAATTTGTCGTGGAATGACAAAAGAGGGCCACAAAAAGCACGGAAACGACGCGGCGGCATATTTACGCGACGGCGGCGCGAAGGGTTCAAGTTGGCGTGAAATGGAGCGGTTCGAAGCGCGTTTCCCCGACATCGCCGCAAAGTATTTTGATATTGTCCCTGCCGATATATGGAAAGTGGACGCATACAAGGAGGACAGACCGTGAACACAAAACAAGTCGAAGAACAGCACGCAAAAACGCTTGCGGATTTCGAACAATGGAAAACCCGCGGCGGGTGCAAACTGACAGCCGAAGAAATTATCTTTTTGTGTGTATTTTTCAAAATAGACTACCCGAAGGCGATTTACGATATTTCGTATTCGATGAACCCAACGCATTTTTACGGAACGGCAAGCGGTCGCCGCGCTTCCGCGGTTCATAAGTGCTTGCAAGAACTTTCGAAAAGGAGCGCGCCAAAATGAACAACGAAGAATTAAAAGAAGCCCTATTCGGCAAATTCCCCGTTATCGTGAAAATGGCTTCAATGGGCGATATTGAATGCAAATGCGTTTCGGGCATTATTTATCGGGTGCGCGACGGCAAATTGGCAATTACGGCCGAAGTAATGGACAGGAATTGCAATTCTGTAATGATCGTTGACCCGAAGACCATTCGGAAAAAGGAGGTATAAAAATGGTTATACAGGACATCAGCCGCGGCGCGGGAAAATATGCGATCGTTTACACCGATCCCCCGTGGGAACAGGCGAAGGGGGGGAAGAAAGCCGTTCGACCGAATTCAAGCGGAAAACCCCTTGACTATCACACAATGCCGCTTGCGGATATTGAAGAATTCCACGAACACTTCCTGCAGGATCACACCGAAGAAAAACACAATGTCTTTATGTGGTGTATAGACAAATACCTTCCCGCGGCCGAAGCATTTATGGCGCGGCTTGGATATAAGTTGCACGCCCGCATTATTTGGGACAAACTGAACGGGCCTGCACCCGCTTTCACGGTTAGATTTCAAACGGAATATTTATTGTGGTTCTACAAGCCCGGAAAAATCGTTATGCCCCGCAAAGAGCGGCGCGGCAAGTATTCGACGATTATTCGGGAGGGTTCTAGCATACATAGCAAGAAGCCCCGCGCGGCTTATGAAATGTTAGAAGATATGTTCCCCGACGCAAGCAAAATTGAATTATTCGCCCGCAACACCCGCGACGGGTGGGACGGCTTCGGCGATGAATTGGAGGTTTCAAATGGTACGAACACACGATAAAAGCATTTTTATTCGCTTGAAAGAAGCGGAATTGCAAAATTACAGCGGAAAAATATTGCAAGTCGAACACATAAAAGAAATTGTGAACGGTTGGTATTATTGCCTTTGCGAAGTGCTGACACCCGAAGCCATAAAAGCGGACAACGAATTGGAGCGCGTAACAAAGGAATTAAAAAACCTTTGTCATACGATCCTTGCCGCGATCGAATACGACGACAACGACGAAATTATTATCACAGACAAGCAGAAGTTGAACGAAGTAACGGGAATTGCCTGTGATTGGGTGTGTTGAGGTATTCCCGATGTTGAAAAAACTTTGGAAAAGAACAAAAGAGCGGCGAACCATTCGCAAAATAAACAAAGCATTCGGGTTTCCGCTTCGGGAATATCAAATCGAATATATTTTCGGAAGAATAAATTTCCTTCCTTCGAACAGGCAGAGCGGCCGCACCCTTGCACATTGCATTCGGCTGTGCTTGTCGGAAGGCCCGCCGCTTGACATAAAAGAGGAATTAAGAAAAAGTGGACAACCCTTGACGCTTGAACCATACCGCGGCGCGGAATTCGAAACGCACTATAATTCGCCGCACTATAAAAAGTGGTTCGCGGAAGAATTGCGGCGTGTCTATACGACGCTTAAAAAATCGCGCGTCAAGGTTAGAACGATTATTTTTTAGGAGGTTGAATATGTGCAAAGCAATATGCCCGCAATGCGGGTTTGAGTTCGAAGCAAAATCGCCCGCGCCGATCGTCAACGCGCGTTGGACGGCAGAGGAAGACGCAACATTGCTTCGTCTTTACCAAAACGAGCGCAAGACCATTCCGCAGATCGCCGAAGAAATGAACCGCACGCAAGACGCGGTGCGAAACCATTTGCACGCCTTGCGGGGAGCGGGAAAGCCCCGCGGAGCGGTTACAGTATCGGTATCAATGACCGCCGAAGAATACGACAATATGAGAGCGGCAAGCGAGAGGGAGAGCGAAACCCGTTCGCAAATGCACAGAACAGAACGCAAAAGCCGCGAAATCGCGGAAGCCGCATATTTCCTTTTAAAAGCCATTAAAACAACCGCCGTCGAACTTCCCGCCGAAGCCCGCAGGGCGCAAGCGGAGTTGGAAAAGGCCGTCAAGGCATACGCGCCGACCGACGGACGGCAAAAAACATTCATATAAAAATCAAGGATCGAGAGGGACGGAAAATGATAGAAAAGACGACCGCTTCGCAGTTCGGGCGTTGGCAATCGTGCGTCAAGACAAATTGCGTATATGGAGCGGATAACGCTTGCGACGGAACGCCGCTTCGCGCAGATGTCGAGCGGAAGCCGCCCTGCAGGCATTACAAGAACGGGTGCAAGCAACCCGCGATCGCCGCGTGCAAATCAAACATCAAAGCAGAGATACGCAGGAGGGTTCGATGATATGTTCAAAAAGTTACATATATTCTTCGCATATTGCGTCGTTATGCTTGCGCGCCCAAAGGAAGCCGCAGAAGCGACGAACAACGCAGAAACGCCCAAACAGTTGGACGAATACATTATGGCGATTTACAGAGGGCAAACGCCCGCATACAAAAGCAAATAAAAAACGGCCCGTTCACCGTCAATGAACGCGCCGTTTATAGCCGACTTTTTGCCGCCTGCTGATTACATATTCATTATAACATAATGGCGGCCAAAAGTCAAGTATTTTCGCGGGAAAATATGCCCGCTTGTCGGCCTTGTATTGTATAGTATTTCTTCGACGAAGGCAAGGACAAAATATTGATTTTTAGGAGTGCAAAAAACTATGGAATACCAAAACAAAAATAATTCTTCTTTACGCTGTGCGGAAGTCGCGTCAAAGTCAAGTCGCGTCGGGTCGTTCCGTGAAGTCTTGGAGGAAGTTCGGGACAGGATCGAAATAGAATGCTTCGACCCTTGCGACCGCGCGCAAGCGGAGGAAATTTGTATGATGATCGCGGAAGTGTGCAAATTACCGCCCGAAGCAGAAGTGCAAATCGGAGGACAGAAGTTGCCCGCGGGTATGGTTTGCGAAATTTACGAATGTTTGACAAATGAGCATATCCGCAATGTCATAAAGAATTACGAAGCCGCGGAATACGAAATCAAATTCAAGAAGACTTACCTTCGCACCGCGCTTTATAACGAAGTGTTCGAATTCGAAAGCCGCAATGTCAACGAAATGTCGCAATTCTTCCCCGGATTTAGACCGAAGCGCACATATTAAGGCGGTGCAATATGGAACGAGAAAAACACACGAAGTCGGGGCGATTGCTTGAAGTTGACTTCTTCCCCGTGTGGGCTGACGGTCGCCGAATGCCGACCCGCGCCCCAAAAACAAAGAAATCAACCGCAGAACAAGCAAAATACAATCAAAAAAAGGCGATAAAGAATTTTGTTCGCCTTGTCAACGCGAATTTTGATACAGGCGACAATATTTTGACGCTTACATACATAGCGGATCGCGCGCCGCAAACGGAAGAACGCGCCCGCAGGGATATTCAAAACTTTTTCCGCAGAGCCAAAACGAAACGGGCTTCCGAATTGCGGCGCATTGCCGAACTGCTGAAGGCAAATCCGCAAGACAAAGAATTGCGAAAGCGCAAAAAGAAACTTGAAGAACCATTCCGCTATATGTATCGTATCGGACAGCAGATATACAAGACGGGAAAGAACAAGGGCCGCAGTAATTGGCATTTTCACATCTTTTTGACGGGTGGAATTGACCGCGACGCTTTGGAGGACTTGTGGCCGCTTGGCGTTCGCGTCAACGCCGATCGCTACCAACCCGAACGCTTCGGCCCGGAAGCCGCCGCAAAATACTTCGCAAAAGAGGAAGAAGGCAGGCGCATATTTGGTTTTTCAAAGAACCTACAACGCCCGAAGCAACCGAAGCCAAAGGACGGAAAGATTACGCGCCGCGGCGTGGAAAAGTTGGCAAAGGAGCGCGCCGACGACCGCGAATATTGGGAACGCCGATACAAGGGCTATCGTTTTATCCGATGTTTTCCGCGATACAACAATTATAACGGACATTGGTATTTGTCCGTGATTATGTATAAAGCAACGCGCGGCGAAGAATTGCCGCCGTGGGAGGTTGAAGAATGGAACGACGAATAATGTTTGGCGATATGCTAAAATGCCCGTTTTGCGGAAACGAGAAGGTGAAAGTCATTTCGTGCGACGAAGATTGTTGCGACGACACGGAATGCGAAGGTTGCATAAAAAAGTGTTACGCTGTATGTTGCCCGAAAACAGAAGGCGGTTGCGGTGCGACGAGCGGGTGGAACAAAACCAAAGAAGAAGCGAAGAACGCTTGGAATTGCAGAGAGGGACAAAGCGATGAAATATAGAAAATGCCCTGCAAAGAAATTTTGTTTTGACTACAAGTGCGCGAATTGCGACGGGTGCGAATTCGCCGTGGTTTTCAAAAGACTTTATCGAAAAATAGAGCGGCTGACCGCTGAAAACGAGCGGTTAAAAAGCCAACAGAAAGAGAGGGACGAAAAATGACCGATGAAGAATACGAACAATGGTTGCAATCCTTGCAGAGCGGCAAAACAGCCGTAATGCCGCCCGGAAATCCCCGCCG